GTGTTATTCGCATCCGGCCAGGCCGACAGCATGACAAGCACGTCGCCCTCATCGACGGCGCCCGTCGGGACGGTGGCCACGGCGGGGTTCGCATTCGACACGGCGGTGGCGATGATCGCGGCGCTGATTGCGGTCGAGATACCGAAGACGGCGCCGTTGGGGAATTTCAGGCTCATTCGAGAGTCCTCTGGGATTTGACGGTGTGGTCGGTTCGCCGCCAAACGGCGGTCATGAAAAAGCCGCCCGGAGGCGGCTGGTGGTACAAGGTCCCCGCCTGCTTACGCCCGCGGATACCAGATGCTGAAATCGGTTCGAGCGCCGTAGAGCTTCAGCAGCCCGTTGGTGTCCGAGATCGGCGCCCCGAGGGTCTTCACCTTGAGGCTGCTATCGAGCAGTACGTCGCGGACGCTCCTGGACAAGGCACTTGCCTCAAGGCGCGTCCTGCTCCAGACCCAGACCTGCACGCGGGCGTTGTCATCTTCGGCCGCCTTCTGCTCCGTGAAGTCGACCGCCACACCACCGACGCCCTGATACACGATGAGCGGGTACACGGGATTGTCGTCGGTGATGTCCGGCGCGCACCGTCCATCGACAAGTGGGCCGAGAATGGCGTACAGGCGTTCTTCAAGGCTCACACGAAGTCCTCATCGGGCGGCTGATACGCCTCGCGTAGCAGCTCCGGCAGGCGCTCACGGCCGCGCGCGATAGCTGCCTGTATCGCTCGCTCGCGCGCGATGTCGAACGCGGGACGGAGGAACGGCTTAGCCGGCACCCAGACGGGGACGGCCAGAGGGATATTCTTGTTCGTGTGCCACTGGCCCTTCTCGTCCTTGAAGGTAGCGTAGTTCTGCCAGTGCCCGAACTCGATCAAGTGCCCGTGCGGTGCCTTCTTCGCGTTCCATGTGATCGAGTAGGTGACGTTGTCCTTGTTGGACCGGTCGTCCTTGTACGCCAGATAGATCGCGCTCTGCAGCAGTCCCTCGGCGACCGGCACCAGCCGCTTCGCCTCGTCGCGGTACTCGGTGCCGCTGGCCACGGCCATCGACCGGGCCAGACGGGTCGCCAGTGGCCCTGTGAGCTGGTTTAGGCCGGCGAGCGCGCTGCTCGTGTCGGCCTTAGCTTGGAATCCGTCAGCCATCGATCGGCTCAACGCGAACCTTGCCGCGGCGGGTTCGAACGATAAAACGCTCGCCCGTCTTATTCAGACGCAGCGGAAAAGGGTAGTAACGAACGATGCCCCGGCGCGTATCTGCGTAAACGACGCGCTCGACGAGCTTGCCATCGACATAGACACGGCGGGCCCCGCGTCCGTCGTCGAGGGTGTGGATGTCGGGATCAACCATTGTTCGCTCCACGGTTGCACACGAGGTCCGTCCATTCCCGGCCCGCCTCGTCCATCTGCACGGAGGTAATGTCGTACGGCACGCCACCCATGAGCACTCGCATGCCAGCGTCGATGCCCTGCCGGTAGCGGATCCGGAAGCTGTAGCGCGTCACCGAGGTGGCAACGCCGTTCTGCTCGCCGGTGACGACGCCCATGCCGGTCTGGCTCTTCACGTTCGCCCAGACCTGGGCGATGGTCGACCAGACCTTGATCGGCTGGCCGGCGCCGTCGTGGACGTTCGCGCTCACTTGGAGCGAAACCTGCCGGTTGAGTGACCCAGCGGCCAAGCTCATGGCATCTGGACCCGGCGGTGCTGTCGAAGCAGGACCCGAGCACCCTCGGGAAGCTCGACCGCTGTCGCACCGACCACGACGCTTTCGCGGTTCGAGTACAGGCTGCCCAGTGTCAGCTTCATGGCCGCGATGACGTCCGGTGTCGCCACCATGCCGTGGACGACACGGCGCGCGGACACCCGCGCATCATCGAGACGTCGCAGCGCAAGATCGAGAACCACAGCGCGCTCGTGCGAATCCTCGATCTCGGCCGCTGAGGCCACCGCTTCGCCATAAGCTGCGCTCGCCACCCGGATGGCTTCCGGGGCATCGTCCTGCGCCAACTTCAGGGAAGCTGCGTCGGCGTACACGGCGCGGTTGAGATAGGCAGCCGCAGCCGCTTCGGCTCCATCGACGTAGGGCTGGATCACGTCATCGGGCACATCCGAATTTTCCCGGATGTGCGCGCGCGCCGACTCGATCGAAATGATGCCCACGGTTACTTCGCCTGCGCCTCGATAGCAGCATCGAGAGCCGCAAGGACCGTAGAGCGATTTTTCGCGCTGGCCTCGGCCTCGCGCGCAGCTTTGAGCAGGTCGACGTCGGTCTGACCTTCCAGGCTGGCGATGACATCCGACGCGTTGCCGGCGACCAGCTGCTGGCCCGGCGTCAGTTCCGGGGTATCGCTGTCCAGCGCGCCGAGCGCAGTCGCTGCCGCGACCAGTTCGGCCGGACATTCGTCGCCCGCAGCGTAGTCGACGGGGTAGATCTCGCCATTCGGCACGCCGCAGAAGGGCTTCTTGAGCTTGGGCATCGTCATTCTCCGGTGAGGCGGTGGACCGCCGAAGCGGTCCACCGCGTTGCGTCAGGCCGCGGCGACCTTGAGAGCGCGCAGCGGCTGCGGATCCAGCAGGCCGCCACCGACACGCTTCGTCGTGTAGAACTGGACGAACGGCTTGTTGGTGTACGGGTCGCGCAGCACGCGCACGCCGGTCCGGTCGACAACCAGGTAGCCGCGCTTGAAGTCACCGAACAGGATCGGCACGGAGTTGGCCGCCACGTTGGGCATGTCCGGAACCTCGGACACGGGATAGCCCGCGATCGTCGCCGGCTGGCCCGCGACGTAGGACGGCTGCCACAGGTAATTGCCCTGTCCATCCTTGAGCTTGCGGATGGAGGCCTGCGAGTTCCGGTTGAGCAGGAACCGCGCGTTCGCCGTGTACACCGACGGCAGGCTGTAGATCAGGTCGATGATCGAGTCGGAGGCGATCGCGCCGACCGTGCCAGACGAAACGGCCTTGATCGCGCCGAACGGGTGCTTCGCAGCGTTGGCGGCACCCTCGACGTAAGTGAGGATGCCCGTCGGCTTGTTCACGCCATCGCCAGCGATGAAGGCCACGCCTTCCTGGTAGGCGAACTCGGTTTCGACCTCGTTCGCGAGCCACGCCTCGAGGTCGACCTCGGCGTCATCCAGCAACTGCTGGGTCGCGGCCGGGTTCGCATAGATCTCCCCCGGGGTGTAGGTGAGCGGCGCAAACGTCGGTCCGGCCGTTTCCGGGCGCGGGTCGGTTTCGCCAACCCAGCCCGACGCGGTACCGCGCTTGTTGAACAGCTTCGTGAAGCCGGCGGACGAGATGCTCTGCACGGTCGCGATCTGCCGCATGGGGCTGACGAGGACCAGCTTGTCGGTGATCGTGCGGTCCCATTCGATCGGCGCGAGGTAGCCGCCTTCGGCCGCCGTGCCCTTGTTGAGGGCCGCTTGCACCTCGCCCTTGGCGAAGTGCGCGCGGAACGCGTCGGTGTACTCGCGATCCTTCACCGGGTCCTGTCCTGCACCGAGCTGGGCGGACACGATCTTCGTGTTGGCCTCGTCCACCGCCTTCTGGAGGCGGTCGATATCGGCGTTAATCTTGTCCACCTTGAGGGCCTGCAGCGCGTCGGCTTGGCCCTGCTTGATGTCGTCGAGCTGCTTCGTATGCTCGCTCTTGAAGTCGGCGAAAGCCTTGTTCAGCGACTCGACGAGCGCCTTCACGTCGCCAGGCGCGGTGGAGTCGGCGCGGACCGAAAGGAGGCCGCGCTGGATGTTCGGTTTCATGTTCATGCGTTGGTGCCTCGCAGGGTGTTGAGGGTGGTCTGCAGCAGGGCTGCGATGTCGGCGCCAGCGCTCGGCGTGGCTGCGGTGTCGGCAGCGCTCGGCATGCCGGAAAACAGGGACTTGAAGGCTTCGCGGCGCGAGCTGCGCGAGTACCCGGCGCGAGCCATCGCGCTCTCTACCATCGCCAGCGCCTTGCGGTTTCCACCGGTCGGGCGGTCGTGGGCCACCTTCCCATCGGGTAGGTGGCCGGTCGCGAAGCCCTGCGCGATTGCGTCATCGGCGGAAAGCCAGGTTTCTGCGTCCATCAGCGCGGCGATGCGTTCGGCCGGCATGCCACTGCGGGTGGCGTAGGCCTTCGCCATGTCCGCGTCGAGCGGCGCCATCTGCGCGGCGGCGGCGAGCATGTCGTGGCGGTTCCCCACGGCGACACCCCAGGCGTTATGGATCATGATCCGGGCGCCCTGCCCCATCAGAATCTTGTCGCCAGCCATGACCGCGAGTGACGCGGCCGAGGCAGCCATACCGAGAACGTTGAACGTGACCTCGCCCTCGTGCTGCCGCAGCAGGTTGTAGATGGCGACCCCTTCGAAGTAGTTGCCGCCAGGCGAGTTCACGTTGACCGTGACGGCCTTCGCGCCGATGTTACGAAGCGCGGCGGCGATGCTCCTGGCAGTAACGCCCGTGCCATCCATCGTGGCGCCGATCGGGCCGTAGATCGATATCGACGTGGACGCATCGCTGGCGGCCGCCTGCAGCTCGGGCTCCCAGCTTTCGATGGCGTCCGGCCGCAGGTCGAAGTTCATCTCGGCCAGGCTCATGTCGGCGCGGATTTCAGGAAGCTTGAGCAGGCTCATCGCCAGTCCTCTGTTGGGTCATGGGGTTGCGCAGCAGGTCGGCCTGCGGATCGGTCGATCGTGGAAGGTCGACCCACTCGCGGGCCTCGTTTTGCGTCTGCCACGGCGCCTGGCCGCCGGCGCCGAGCGACTTGGCGATGTAGTCGGCCTGCTCTTCCGGCGTGCCTCGCAGGAGCGCCGCCGCGTTGAACTTGAAGACGTAGCGGTCCATCTCGTCTTCGCTGAGCAGCACGCGCGCTGCGGCCTGCTCCCACGCCGTGAACCACGGAGCCAGGCCATAGCTGACGAAGAACTA